CTATTGAATAGACTTAAGATCATAAGAGCTGATACCTTGACTCGACGCAACGCGCGCAAGGATAGGGAGGCTCCTTATGGTATCCTTATATTTGGAGATTCTGGAATAGGGAAAACACATATCAAAAATACCATATTTTTCCACTTTGCCAAGGTAAACGGTTTAGAGGCCAAAAGTGAATTTTGTCATACACTCAATCCGGGTGCGAAATATTGGGATAATTTTAATACGTCCCAACATACCATAATTATGGATGATATAGCTTTCCTAAAACCTTCAGCTGCGCCCCAAGGGGACCCATCATTGTTAGAAGTGATTCAGGTCATGAACCCCGTCGCTTACACTCCCGACCAAGCGCGTTTGGAAGACAAGGGTAGAACCCCTCTCCGTGCCAAATTGGTTATAGCCACGTCCAACGTTGAAAATTTAAATGCTTTTCACTATTTCGCTTGCCCATCTGCCGTGCAACGACGTTTTCCCTTTATAGTTCATCCTGTGGTGAGACCAGAATATGCCACCCCTGATGGTTGTCTCGATTCTTCCAAGCTTCCCGAAGTAGAAGATAATACATACCAGGACTATTGGTTGTGGACAGTGAAGAGAGTGAGGCCAGTCAGCGTAGCATCACGAGCGGGTTCCAACGCGATCATTGAGATAATAGAGCACGAGGGAACTTACATGGAAAAAGTCGGAATGCGTGAATTTCTTGTTTGGTTTAATGCATCCATAAAAGATCACAACAAAACACAAAAGCAGATGGATTCTTCACGACTAGTATTAGAGAAAACTACTTTAACAGACTGTTGTAACATGCCACCTAATTTGTGCGATTGCGTGCAGTCTCTGCAGTATACAGCAGCTAGAAAAGCAGCTTTCACTTTTCTTTATGATTGGTTTTGGTGGACGGTTGTTCTCCATATTATAATCACCTTGATCAATATTGGAATACATACAGTCTACTTTTATCAAACCTTCCATAATCAAGTTCGAACAGTTGGCCAAGCTATAAGGCTAGTTCGCTGGTATCTGGATTTCATGGATAGATTAATTTTACCGTATCGCCTTTGGCTTGAAAAGATGAAAGTCAGATACTGTCTTATGCGAGATTGGTCTTGTGAAACCTGGCGTAACAAACGTCCCCAAATTTTGAAGGGTATATATGTTGCAATCAGTACTTTAGCTTTCGTGGGAGCTATGTACCAAACCTTCAAGTGGTGGTCCAAACAAGCTGACAAGGAATTTGATCTGGGTGATGCTGAAGATGATACTTCCCAATGTGATATACAAGGAGGAAGTGTTTCTCGCGGTTACGGACCCAGTGCCGAGGAGCAAATCAAGCAGTGGTATAAAGACGATTTCGTTTTAAGCGACATCCGACTTTCCAAATTAACAAATTCGTACAATCAATTCACCCCTGATCAATTGGCACGCCTATTTAGGAATAATTTGTGTGAGTTGGAAATTTACAATCCAGATGAGGATACTCGCAATATCAATCAAGGCTTTATGGTTTGTAGTAATATTGTAATGTTAAATGCTCATGCTATCTGGCAAAGCGACAAAATGGTGTGCAAGGTGACCTTTCAGCAGGAAGCGGGCCAGCCCCG